TAGATACAACTCTACCCATTGGTACATCGTAGTATACTTTTTTAAAAGTTGATCCAGCTAATGGTAAATGAAATAACATTGAATCAAACTCTGATTCATATTCCTTCATCTGATCCATAATTAAATAATTCATGTAATCTTTTACACGCTCAGACTGTTGCTCTGTTCCAGGATTCTTAACACCTATTATTTGTGTTCTAACTGGTCCATCTGCAGGTAATAATTCTTTATAAGCTTGTGCTTGAAACTGTGTAACTGCTTCTGCTAAAACTGGGTGTGTCGCACCGCTTGCACCTTGAAAAGGCTCTGTTCTATTTTCGTATTTAAATCCTAACAAATCTAATCCAGTTGTGTAAGCTTGCTCCCAATCTTTTCTGGAAGATTTGTAGTCCATGTAATTTTGAACCATTTCGTTTCCGATTGGTTCTAAATTTTCTTCTGGTAAAATATCTGCTAAGTTATCAAAATGATTTTCTGTTCCAGGTATGTTGATTGCACCCGGTTCAAAGTCGATCGTTGCACCACCATCTTCTTCTGGCACCACTTCAACTGGTCCTTTTTGTTCTGCTTCTTCTTCCTGAACACTAACTTCTTCTGCCATCTCCTCATCTGAAGGGATGTCAAGTTTTGTACGAGTGTTAGGGAGTCCTTTGTCTATTTCTGCCATTTGTTACTCCTATATCTTCTTACCACGATTTAATAGACCTTGCAACCCTTGTGAGTTTGGTCCTGATTCTGGTGGTGGGCCTGATCTATCACCTGCTTGTTTTAATAAACCACCACCTGCTTTGTTTTTTCGTTTTTGATAATCAAAGAAAGGCCCTGTCTTAGTTTTAAAATTAGATTTTGTAATAGCATCATAAAAATCTAACTGACTTGGTTCTTCAAAAACTTGTTGGTTATATGGAAAGTTTTTTCTCTCTCTAGCAATTTTTGCATTTAACGTATCTACAATCCTATCTTTCTTATCAAAGAAATCTTCATCAAGTGCTTTTTTAATTAAAGCATCCAAATCTGGAGTAGTATCTTTTGGTGTTGACTTAACACTTTTATCTATCAAAGCTTGTATTCCTTTTCTAAGTGCACCTGATTTAAAACCTGCACGGCCACCTTTTGCTGCCATAAAAGGATCACTTAAATCAAAAGGAGTTTTTCTTTCTTGTTTTCTTTGTAAATCTTCTTCAATAAGTTTTTGTCTTAGGTCCTCACTTTGTTTTAAATTTTCTAACATTCCTGCAACTGGATTCTCTAAAGATAAAAAAGGTTCGGCAGCAGTTTGAAATTCTTCTTTTGCTTTTTCAAATTTTGGTTTGCTTCTTAGTTTTTGACCTCTTGTTCCTTCTTGTAAACGTCCTAAGTCTTGAATTCTTTGATCAATGTTTTGTAAATTTTCAACTTGTCCATATGCAGGCATCTGTTCTTTTAATCTATCGTCTCTGCTTTTTCCAAAAAGTCCGTACGTTAAAGAGTTTACTATTTCTGTTGCCGGTTTACCTTGTGAATATTCAAACAAACCAATAGGCACTGCTATACCTGCTTCAAAAACTAATGCAGCAGGGCCTAACACTCCTTTAATCACGCTTCCTGCACCTCGGACTGATTTTGCAAAGTTTGTCATTTTAGCTGCCGCAGCTTGATCACCAGCTTGTGCTTTTGTGCTTAATTCATTTAAAGATTTTTCGTATGCTTGTGGATTTGAACAATTAATACCATTTGATAGTTGACACTTAATTCCTAAATTTTTCATAAAAGCAGAAAGACCTTTTATATTGTCAACTTTAGTAAAAGTTTGATTTGTACTTACACCAGCTGTTTTAAATAATTCTGGATTATTTTTTGCATATGTCTGAAAGTTTTTATTTAAAAAACTTAAATTTTCTAAAGATTTAGCTATTTCTTCTTTAATATTTAATTTTTGAAATTCTTTTACTCCATATTTAAAATTAGTTGCATCATCACTAATCTTACCAATATTAAGTTTAAGATCTCTTGCTATTTTTTCTACAGCTTTCTTTTTCTTTAAATCATTACCTTGCACAGCTTTTTCATACTGTAAAGATAAAGAATCTTTAAAACCATTATTAAGATCTGCTTCTAAAATATTTACTCTAGTTAGTTGATCTGTAGTTGCATTAAATATTTTATTTAAACTAGATTTAGACAATGGGTGATCTAGTTCAAATCTTATATTAGGATACTTGAGTTGAATAGCGTCTCTTAATTGTCTGTATTCATTTAAATTATTTTTAATGGCTAAAAATTTTCTAGGGTTGTATGTAGGATTTTTATCTTTAGTTCCTTTTACAAACTCTCTACCAAAAGCGTCATAAAATAACTCATCTATTTTCTCTCTTTCATATTTAATTAAGTTAGATTTCCATAATTTATTTAAAGCGTTGTCAGAAAATGTTGGGTCATCAGGTAACCATTTTAATTTAGCTCTAACATCTTCTTTTCCAGAAAGAATCATTCTTTTTTTATAAATATTTCTTTGTAATTTTTTTGCCTCTGATCTTAATTGAGACATAGTAATATTGTTATCTTTTATAAATTTTTTAGGATCAAAAAAATTTGTTTTATTTGTAGCGTTTAATAATTTTATTTGAAGATCAGCTTCTTTTAATGTTCTTGGTGCTCTTCCTATTTCTCTAGCCTCTGTTTCATTAGGCATACGTTTATTTTCAGAAATAAAATCTTTAAATTTTGTAACTCTTCTTTTAAAATTTTTTAGGTTATCACCAGTTAAGTTTTTAAAATTTTTTTTATATTTTGTTTTTGACATTTTATTTAAAAGGTCTTCGCCAAAATTATCTATGTATGATTGAATAGAATCTTCCTTTTTTTTAATATTACCATAGTTCATAGCTTTAGTTTCTTTTATTTTAGCATACCCAGGTCTAGATCCATCAGCACTTGGTTGCACCAACATACCACCACCGGCCATTGGATTACGTTTCATAAAATCATCAATAGCTTCTCTGTCTAATGCTCTTTGTGGTCTGTCTATTTTGTCTGCAGTTGTAACTTCTTCATCGTCGAAGAGATCCATCAACTCTATGATTTTTTGTTGTAAGTCTTCCATTACTCACCTAACATTCTAGCGATACCGCCTGATGCAAAAAAGTCATCATAATCAGCTGATTCATAATCTTCACCACCTTCACCTTGTCTTCGAATTACTGCATCTGATTGAGCTTCAGGATCCTCTGTTATAGCTTTAGCTTTATCTTTTCTTTTTTTAGATTGTATAAATTCTTTTAGTGTAGGTTTTTCACCTGTTGCATATTCTTTTAGTATAGATACATCAGAATCAAGATCTTTGATACTTGTACCACCAACCTCGTCGACCTCTATATCAAAATCATCTGGTCCATATCTTCTACCAACTGGACCTGACTCTGCTACTTCAAACTTTGCTGTCGGTCTTGGATCACCCTCATCAGGTAATGGTTTTTTATATTGCATTTGTACTGTGTCTTCAAAAACATTCTTATCACTCTCATACTCGACTCTCACAGCACCATCGTCTATGTCTTCTGTTACTCGAACCACGGAACCATCATCAAGTGTTTTTTGATGAATAGATTGTCTCTCAGCTGTTGCAAATCTTTTTGTGACATCATCACCTTCAAGAATTACTTTGTTAACTAACTGATCAAACCATTCTGGTTTACCAGGCACAGCATCTGTTTTAATTATTGGAACTTTGGTTACTGTCTTACCAATCTTTAATGGTTTAAAAATTTTACCGATGATTGGTATGGACATTGCACCACCTAAAATTTTTAAGAACGTTCGTCTTGTCATTCCTGATCCTTCTTTTAAACCAAGACGCATGATACCACCATCTGCATTTGGTTTACGGATCATGTCTTCTGTAACCTCTAAGTCTCTTAATTTTTTCATCTCTTCTGATTTTTTAATCATTTCAAGTTTACCCGCATAGTCTCGACCACTGCCTAGTCTAATAAGTTCTCCAACTAAACCTTCTGAGCCATCACTACCTCTAATAAAATCTTCTATCTCAGCATCGTCCATGTGTGGTAAGAATTTTTGTAAGTACATTTTCAAACCTTCTTTGTCTCTTTTTCTGTACATGTCGACAACTTCTAACAGACCGATATACATCTCAGGGTCTCTTGTTTTCATTTCTTCAAATCCTTCTTTACCAAATACTCTTTGTAAAAATCTTTTACCTGTACCAAATTTTAAACCAACACGACCACCACTTGCAAAGTCATCTGTCATTTCGTCAATCATATCTCTAAAGTCTTCTTCTGTACCTTTGAATTTTCCTTTCATAAGTTTTGACTCACCTCTAATTGCTTTTTGATATTCTTCTTTAATCTCAAGATCTAATGGTGAACCTTCTTCAGGGTCATAACGTTTGTATGTGCCTTCTTCTTTTTGTTTTTTTATTTTGTCTAGGTATCGTTTGTTACCTGCTTCTATTGCAGCTTTAATTTCGTCATCAGTTTTTTGTAATTTATCTGCAGCTTTCGGATCTGTTTTTCTTACGAAATCTATAAAACCTTCTGGAGCGTCCTCAACATTCATGACAGGTGCTGCAATATCATCATCACCACCTCTGCTTCCTGGTGGTGGTAAATCGTCGTCTATTTTTTTATCTGCGATTCTTTGTTTTATTCTCTGTGTGTTTGTACCAAGTAATCTATCAGAAAGTTCTTTACTTAATTCTTTACCTTCTTGTGTGCCACCAATAATTGGTTTGTTAGGATCTAATGATTGACCTTCTATGTTAAATACTTTTGCTGACTCTACGTTTCTAATTCCTGTATTTTGTATCTCTCTTATTCGAGCATTTTCAATCTGTTGCAATATCATTTTTAATTCTTTTTCACTTCCAATAATTCTTGGATCAATGCCGTTACGCATTAATAGTTCAGCCATAATATTTTCAGCTAATGTAACTTTCTGTGGATCTTTTAGTGTGATCATGATGCCGTCATCAGAACGACCGGCTATCTGTTTAGCTACAAAGTTTCTGATAAATTTATTTATCATTATTCAATTTCTGCTTTTTTAGTTAAAGTTTTTAATGTTTTTGCTGCGTCTCTTTTAGCTGGAAAA